CTGTTGCTACTGCTGCCGCTACGGGAGCGACATCGTGCTCTGACTCTTCGGGGACGACCTATAATCTTGATGCCGAAGTTACTAGTGGTGTAGCCATCAACGTTATGATTTTCTCTGCGAAAATCACGACAGCCGGTGTCACATCAATCAGTATCAATGGTTTCGGGGCTAGCCTTATTGTTGAGGCGTGTGCTTATGAGTTCTCCGGACTAAAGTCTTCTACTTGGTTTGATACCAAGGGGAGTGGTAGTGGGATAGGGACTTCGACATCTGCGGGGCCTACCAGCGGGAATATCACTGAAGGCGACACTTGGATAGGAGCTTTCGGTAGCACGGCCTCTCTCGGGACGTTCACAGCCGGGGGAAGCGCTACGGGCCTAACGGGGTCCGATCAGACAGGAGGATCACTCGGCGCTGAGTATTTGCTCACTCCGACAGCGGGGAGCACGGCTACGGCGACGGGGACGTTCTCTACGACGGGGACGTGGGCTGGCCTGATTGTCGCGTATAAGGCTGCTCCTGTGGCCGCTACGGTCCCGTTGAACGCTGGTGGAGGGTCTAGTGGGGGTTCGCTTGCCGCGAGGGCTCCTACGCAGATTGCGTTGAACGCTGGCGAAGCATCGAGCACGGGTAGTTTTGCCGCGACGGCGCCCACAAAGATAGCTCTCAACGCGGGTACCGGCACGAGCGGTGGAGAACTATTTCTAGATTCTCACCTGGATTTGGGGCCTGGGACAGCATCGAGTAGCGCCAGTCTTGCTATTAGGGCTCCTACGGGTATATCTCTCTCGACAGCCGCAGTTAGCAGCGCATCTCTAGAACCTTCAGCTCCCACACAGGTGAGCCTAAGAGCGTCGGCGGCTTATTCTGAAGCTGGTGGTCCTCAGGTAGAACCTAGTGAAGAACTATTTGTCGGGGAAGAAGTATATCCGGGTCTTAGCGATCTGCCATTGACCGCACCCGCTGTTCTAGGACTAACAAGTGCATCCTCTTCGGGTACCAGCATATCGTTTACTGCTTCAACGAGAATAGCATTGGGTGCGGCTGTTGGATTGTCGGAAGGTGGAGGCCCAGGACTTGAACCCGGGGAAGGTGTAGAACCGGGGGAAGAATTCGAGCCGGGACAGGGTAGTCTTCCTCTTACGGCCCCGTCGCTAATACAGTTTGCGGCTAGTTCGGCGTCTAGCTCTAGTAGTCTTGGCGGTAATGTTCCGACTCAAGTGGTTCTAAATAGCGCTTCTGGATTTTCGGCAGGATCTCTGGCGACGGTTGTCTCAACGCTTGTAGGATTGCAGAAAGCATCTGGTCTAAGCGAAGCGGGAGCTAGCCAACTAGAACCCAGTGAAGAACTATTCCCCGGAGAAGAAATATATCCTGGGCCGAATGTTCTGTTCACAGCACCATCCCTGCTAAGTCTAACGGCGAATAGCACTTCTGGGGCTAGCCTTAGAGCAACGACAACTGCTTCTCTCGCTCTCAATGGTGCTAATGCTTCGTCGTCTGCCTCGGTAATCCTGGTAGTCTACCAATATCTATTTTTGGAAAATGGTCATGGTGTTTCCTCGTCTGGACTGGTGTTGACACGGTTTGTGAGGGGAGAGGCTGATATCACCGTCTCGATTGTATATCACGCTGCTGTAGGCGCAAAGGTGCTTTATGGGGCTGTACCGGAGATCGTTCTTGTATGAGTTCAAATGCTATCATTCAAGGTAATGTGGTTAGGCTGACTGTAGTTTTTACCAATGAAGTAGAGGAACCCGCAGAACCATCCACAGTCAAGTGCTCCATAAAGCAGCCTAATGGAATTATCGAAACTCCTACCCCGTTGCGTGATAGTCTAGGTGCATGGCATCAGGATGTTCTTGCGGTGAGTCCGGGTCGTTGGGAGTATCGTTGGAGTGGTACAGGTGTGGTTGTGGCTGCGGCAGAAAGCGACTTTTGGGTCCAGAATAGCGATATAGTCTAGAGAGGAAAGATGATGAGCCAGTATACGAAAACGATTTGTGCTCACAATGCGGAAGGGCAAATCCTCATAAACGGAGTACAAACATATTGTAGGAAGTGTGGGGCTAAGATTATTCCTGAAGCTCAGGGTGTGAATCCTACTGGGAATATTTCGACTGAAGCTGTGTTCGCGAAGTATCCGGCCGAACCATAGAAGATAAGATCGAGTCTCACTCTTAGGGAGAGCAATGAGCATCTTTTGGGAGACAAACAGCTTTGGCTATGATGGAGACTTCATGCACGGCCATCTCCAGGTCAACTATTGGCAAGAGCGTGAGCGTGTAGAAGCCGAGATGGATGAGCGCATGGCAGAGATTCGGAAGGCGATGCTGGACGAGTATCCACGCTTGAGTGCGCACGAGGACGACGAGTAGACATGGAGCATCAAGTCAAGAAGGCTCGTAAGCTGACACCAGAGACTGAAAAGCTCTTGGCCGAGGCCACGGCGCTAGGCATGAGCAAGTACGCAGCCGCGAAGCTAGTCGGAATCGAGCATACAACATTCTATCGGTGGATGGAACAAGGCGAAGCCGATATACAGGCCGACCGCCAAACAGAATACACCCACCTATGCACAACAATAAAAGCCGCAGAAGCAGCCTTTCAGGCATATGCTCTGCAAGTAATCCATGATGCAGCGCCCAAGCAATGGCAGGCAGCAGCATGGCTTTTGGAGCGAAGGAACCCCGAGGAATGGGCCCTCAAGAAGGATCGCACCGAGGCAGCGAGCCCTGAGCTGATTGCTGCGGCTGTAAGGCATTTGGAGAAAGAAGTGGCTGAGCTAGAACATGCCGACGCTAACAGCACCTGATAGGCGTATTGCCGAGCTTCTAAAGCGTAGGGAAGAACTGCGTGCTCAACGTGAGGCGGAGGCTGGTATTTGGCGCGAGGAGCCTGTCGGCTTTGATGAGTTTGTGATATCACCGGACCATCTTGGGCTGCCGCCGTTGTATATACGTCAGCGGGAGTTTGTGCGCGAGATCCTTGGCGATGATCCTCGGATGGTGTTTGAGGACCCGTACGGTGGGGGTGATATACAGAAGCGTGTATATCAGCTAGCAGTCGGGCTCTGGGGCAAGGGGTCCGGAAAGGATTATGCTTGCTCAATCATTGTATGCTATTGCATCTATATTCTATTGTGTTTGCGTGATCCCCAAGCCTATTTGGATCTAGCGCCTGGGGAGGCTATTGATATTGTGAATGTGGCATATAATGCGGAGCAGGCTAAGCGTGTGTTCTTTGCGAAGTTGAAGGCGAGGATTGAGCGTTGGCAGTGGTTGAACGATAACTATAATATTCTTATTGCCGGTAGGCGGCAGAATGGTTATCGTCCTGAGTTGGGTACTGTCCAGGTGAATGATGAGAATGTTGAGTTTCCTGGTAAGATTCGTGCTTGGTCCCGTCATGCCCAGAACGAGAGCTATGAGGGGCTAAACATTCTTGTGTGGTTGATGGATGAGGCTAGCGCGTTCTTGAGTAAGTTGAAGCGTGAGAATGCTAATAATATTTATCAGACGCTAAAGACTTCGGCATCTTCAAGATATGGAAGAAGATGGGTTGGGGCTGTAATATCTTATCCTCGTCATGCCGATGATTTTACAGTTAGTCTTTTGAATCTTGCTAAGAGTCGGCCTGAGCTTGGTATTTATGGTGATGGTCCTGCTACTACGTGGGAGGTCAATGAACGTACCCGCGATGAGCCGCGTGTCAAAGTGCGCGATATCGAGGTTCCTGCAAGTCTAGCGCAGGATTTTGAAGAGGATTTTGAGGAGGCGCTAGGACGGTATTGTTGTCAGCCTCCGAAGGCTAGGGAAGCGTTCTTTCGGTTTCCTCAACATTTGCATGATGCTGTGTCTGATAGGGAGCCTGCTATTGAGTGGGTGCCGATTGTGATTCCGCGTGAGCGTGGCGATGGTGATATACGCCGACTTAGGGGTGTGAAGATCACGAAGACTCGTCCGTTGCCTGAGGGCACGAAGTTGTATGTGCATGGTGATCCGGGCCTCGTGAACGATAGTTTCGCTCTCGCACTAGGATATGCTCTACCGGCGACGATCATGGTCACTGTGCCCGCTTCTGAGGTCCTAGATGAGGCGCAACTCAAGCTACGCAACCTGAAACCCGAGGATCCTGTAGAATGGGAGCGTGAGGTCGTAAAGACTGTCATTGTTGCTCTTATTGTTTGGCGTCCCGACTCACGTTCCGGTTTGCAGGTGGATTTGCAGAATGTTGAGGAGGTCATATTCGAGCTTAGGAAGGCTTATCCATCGATTGGTCATTGGCCCAAAAAGCGTAGGTTGGACTCTAAGCCTCGTCCGACTGTGACGTTTGATCATTGGCAGGCTGCTCAGACTGTGCAGCGTATGGAGGCTAAGCGCATGAATGTCGATGATGAGGCTTGGGGTCGAGACTTCCAAGTCAGTATTTACAGGAACGCGCGGACCTGCTTTTACAATGGGCTTGTTGATCTACCGAATACGCCCAGTATTACGAGCCAAGACCCCCAGTCTCCTGGTGCTATTTATGAGCTTGAGCGGGTAGAGTTTATTGACGGGTTGAAGATCGATCATCCTGACAATGGCGGCAGCAAGGATCTTGGGGATGCTCTAGTCCGTGTTATTCAACATGCGACTGAGCATAATACAGCTGGTATGGGCTTCGGTAGCATGTACGGTCACAAGTCACAATATGCTAGTACTGGACCAATGACGATCAGTGACCGTAAACCTATTGACCCCGACAAAACAGAAACGATTGGTGAGCGTCTACGCAAACAGGGCGAAGCTCCACAATCGGAAGAGCAGGCTAGGCTTGAAAGGCCGTTGGGTGAGCTGATACCATCTGAGGGGACTGTGGATGGTAAACGAATGAGCTTCGCTAGTATCGGACGGCCACCGGGGAGAGCATGATGGAGTGGAAATGTCCCAACTGTAAGTCTATCGATCTTAGGGCAGCTCCAAATAAGTCGATTTATATCTGCGGCTGCTGTAATGCTAAATGGACCAAGTATGCTTTGATGGTATGGCATGTCTAAACCTGCTGGTATGAAGCCGGTGAAGCCTGTGTTGGGTTCTCCGTTGCCTAAACTTATTGAGTGTAGGTGCGATAAGCCACTGTTGGATGGTAGGGTGTGTTTTAAGTGTGGGCGTCCTGTGCGGGAACGGAGAGCAGCATGAGCCGACCTGCTGGCGATCTTGCTATACGCTTCTGGTCAAAGGTTGATATACACGGTCCGATGATATCTCTCCAACTTGGACCATGTTGGCTCTGGATGGCTTCACGCGGGACGGGTGGCTATGGGGCTTTTGCAGTAGACAAACGCACGATCCGTAAGGCTCACCGCGTTGCCTATGAACTGGTATGCGGAGATGTGCCGGACGGCCTTCAGCTAGACCATCTCTGCCGCAACCGTGCATGTGTCAATCCCGCACATTTGGAGCCCGTTACTAATGCCGAGAACTTCAAACGTGGAATAGGTATTGGTCCGGCTGTACGCGCGAGTGTAGAACGTGCGCGGCAGGTAACGCATTGCCCTCATGGTCATCCTTACGATGAGGAGAATACTTATATTCGTCCGAGTGGTAAGAGGAAGTGTCGGGCGTGTAATCGTGAGCGCGAGCAAAGGCGTAGGATACCCAATGGCACATAAGACGCTTTATGGATCAGGTGGAGAAGCGATCAGCCTTGTTTCCATTCCGGACATAAATATTGCTGGGGGTACTCCGCTATCTACGGACCAAGCATTGCGCAAGATAGATTATGATGCGATGTGGGAGGTTGTAGAGAAGCGGGTCAAAAGTCAGGGAACTACATTGGCTCAGGTTTGGGACCCTGCTCGTGGACGCCCCAAGCCTACGTCAGTAACGTATCAGACGTTGCGCATGATGGCTCAAAGGAATGAGTGGATAAAAGCTATCGTCAAGGCACGCCAGAACCAAGTGCGTAAATCTAAGTGGTCGATCATTCCGAAGGACGAGGATGATAGTTCCCCTTCCGTAGAAGCTCTATGTGAGAAGCTGACCAATCTCCTGAATCGCCCTTCATTGCATGGTTCGCGTCCATCGGGTCGTTCGTGGAAGCAATATGTTGCTGAGCTAGTGCAGGATATTCTTGTGCTTGACCAGGGTTGTACGGAGAAGGAGTGGACTCTAGATAAGTGGATTGCTGCTTTGTATCCCGTGGATGGTGCGACGATTGCTCCCAATATGAACGAGCGCGGCGGCTATCATGCAGATGCCTACGTGCAGACTGTGGATGGTCAGATTACTGCACGATTCGGTATGGAGGATCTCATGGTCATCATGGATAATCCTCAGACTGATGTGCGTTTTGCGGGCTATGGGTTTAGTCCGTTGGAGGGTTTGATTGTTAGTGTGAGCGCGGAGTTGTATTCGAGTAAGTACAACTCATCGTATTTCGAGAAGGGTGCTGTTCCGGAGGGCATGATTAATCTTGGTCCCGAGGCTGCGCCGGAGGATGTGAACGCCTTTAGACTTTATTGGATGAATGAGACTATGGGTCGGCCGTGGGCTATCCCTATCCTTGGTGGGAGCAGTGCTGAGTGGGTGCCTTGGCGTGCGTCTAATAAGGATATGGAATTCCAGGCGTACCAGGAGTGGTTGTTGAAGAAGATGTGTGCGAATTTTCAGATGAGCCCGAAGGAAATGGGTTTGATTGAGGATGTGAATAGGAGTACTGCCGAGTCTGAGGATACGGGGGAACAGGAAAAGGGTGTTGAGCCCATGTTGGAACTGTTGGAAGATAGTTTCAATCTTGAGATTATTGGTGAGTATGGTTTGGGTGTTGGGGATTATGTTACGTTCAAGTTTGATGAGGAACACGAGAGCGAAGAGGCAATAAACGCTCGGTTTAGTGTTATGGTTCCTGAAGGTGCTGCTACTCGGCAGGAGTGGCGTGAGGCGTTGAGTATGGAACCTGGTGAAGACGAAGGACTAGACGAGTTTTTGGTGAGTGGTGGCGAAGTGTTGCCACTACCGTCTGGGGAAGATTTGGAAGCACTTGGGGCTGCTAATAAACAGGCCGAAGAAGCTAAGCAGATGGAAATGAATTTTGGTTTGGAAGAGAAGGAACATGGGCGTCAGATGATAGAGTCGAAGGCTAAGGCGAAGCAAATGGAAAAGCCTGCTCCTAAGCAGATACCTGCTAAGACAGGATCAGTCAAAAAGGTGTTTGACTCGCATAACCCACAATTGCTTGAAGTTCAGGAGGATGCTGAGCAGGTGTTTGAGAGGGCTCAGGGTGATTTGATGCGTGAACTTGAGGATATTTTGGGTGTACCGCTGGTAGGATCAGATGTTTAGAACTATAGAAACCCGAGGTGGGTATAGGGTGACGGGGAGTCTTCCTAGCCCTAAAAACCCTCCTCCTATGCCTATGGATTCTGCCTCTAGTGCGAGGCCCCGCTAATGGATCTTTATATGTTGGATGTTGATGGTACGCTAATCGAGTCCTTTCTCCGAAAAGGTGCACCGCGTGAGGATTATGATAGGGTTGAGGTTCTTCCTGGTCGTCAGTCTTGGGTGAATCAGATGGTGGATTCGCATAAGCAGGTTGCGTTTGCGCTTGTTACGAATCAGGCTGGTGTGGCTATGGGCTATCAGACCGAGGAACAGGTTTACGAGAAGATGAGCCGTGTGATATCACTGCTCGGCATGTGGCGTTGTCCTGTCACGGTCCATGTTTCGTTTGAACACCCCGAGGCTAAAATAGAGAAGTATAAGGGTTCTAATGGTATGCGTAAGCCTGGTCCTGGTATGTTGTTGCAAGCGTTGAAAGCTCATGGTGTGAATAAGCAGGATTCGTTGTTTGTTGGTGATATGGAGACTGATGAACAGGCTGCTTTGACTGCTCAGGTGCCTTATCG